TAGACCGATATCAACTATATTAGCTGTACCAACATCAGTCTTAATATTAATTCTAGCACCATGAGACACCATATTAGATGTCACCGGGAATAAAGCGGATTCAGTAATAAACTGATTAGTAGACTTAACTAGAGATACAGTAGTTTCACCAAGAAGTGTACCATAAGTAATACCATCAGAAGACCCAAAGATAGAAATATCTAAAACTTTAGGAGAACCAGTAGCAAAAGAATCTACCTTTAAAGAGAGAGTAATAGAATGAAGATCTCCCGCAGCAACAAACTGGAGAGTTTCAGTAGCCAGATTCATAAGACTGGAAGTTGTACCCGTTAGGGTAATCGGAATCTGAGAGACAGTATCATCTGTCGTAAAGGGAAGAAGTACATTAGTAGTACTAACTGCTAAGTATGTAGTCCCTACGTATGTCGTATTAGTATATTTACCCCAGCCTGTACCGGGGAATCTGTTAGCGTTAGTCCATGTACCAGAGCCACTACCATTAGCTAGATAAAGCTGGTTAGCTGAAGCCGTAGAGATACCCTTAGGCTCATGGAGGTTAGGATCTGTCAGACTACTGTGCTGCACGTTCGCCAATTTATATTCCTCCTTTTGCTCTTTCTAAGAGACAAATTGAAATAACTGATTCTTTTGTTTGAGGTGGAAAGGAAGCATTTTTACCACCGAAATGACTATGAAAAAGACTATGGTCATTGGCACAAAGAACAACAGCAGTACCTTTTTCTAAGTCTTGTAGATTAGCTACAGCACTTTGACTTCTACCGTATCTCTTATAATCTCTGTGTAAATGATGGACCTCCAAGACTTCATGTCTCTTAATACCACATACACAACACCCATATTCAGAAAGTTTTTGTTTAGAAGTTAAATTTTTAGAGTATGCTTTTTGGTTTGTTATTTCTCTTTTACAGTCTAAACACTCTCCTCTAAGGTATCCTTGTTTAGTACTGGCTATTGGGTACATACTTTCGTCTTTAACTTCAAGACACTTTGTACATTTCTTAGCCATCTATAGTTCACCCCGGAGGACCATTAGTATTATTATATCGATTCTTTCAAAGATGTCAAGGGGGACCATCTCTGATCCCCCAAGAGTAGCATTAGAGTTCGATGTACTCGATCACGAGTCTACCACGGCCAGACGATACAGTACCGCCAGTCGAAGTATAAACGTAACCATTAGCAGCACCGATACCAACAGTACCGCCAGCCAGAGCACCATCGCACTTAACGACAGCAGTTGCGACAAGGGTAGCCTGAGCCACAGCAGCGTCGATACCATCAGCATCGATAACCGTGCCATCCTTCTGGGCCAGACCAATAGTCAGGGTACCCGAAGAACCACCCATCGCAGTAATCACAATGAGTGTAGCAGACTTAATGTACGCACCAGCGGGAATGAAAGCTTCATGCCCATCAGCCGCAGCCGTAATTGCAGTAGCAAAGTCAAAGTCCACAATAAGGTTCTTTACAGCACCCAATGTAGACAGACCAGCGCCTGTCTGACCCGCTTCCGGGTTCTTAAAACGGACTTCAAGTCCGTCAGAGTTGTTCCAATCAGCCATATTAATATCCTCCTATTAAACCGAGGTGTTCGAAAGAACAGTAATAAGGTTCTCCGGACGATAGAGCTTGACACCATAACGAGCGGTAGTCACAAACTCTGTACGCTGGAGGTCCTTATTATATTCAGTATCGACCTCAGGCATCTGTCTCCAAGCACCAATGAACGGAACAACCGAAGCATCAGCAGAGAAGAACAGGTTAGCCTTGAAGCCAGCGCAGCTAACAGTCTCAAGCGTTTCCGAAGAGATTGTAGCCAGACGCTGCGAGGTATAGACATCGAAGCCGTAGACGTTACGGACGAAGCGCATACCAGTCGCGATACCCGAAGAGACGATACCCTCGAACTGCGGATTAAAGCCCGAAGAACCGTTAATGATCGACGATGTTTCAATTGTGTAAGCCACAGAGGGGTCCACAATAGCGACACGGTTATTAGCCGAGACATTCGCAAGGTTCAGCGAGAGGTTAGCACGGGCAAAGTCAGCCACGTTAATAACCTGACTCGAACCAGTAGCGATATAACGATGCTTACCACCGTTAATTGTATTGGTATTGCCAGCCGTCTGCTGAGACTGAAGACCAAGAATGGCCTCCTCGACATGCTCCATGATAGCCCGCTCCTGCTCGGGCACAAAGCGCGAGACAAGTTCGTTCATGTAGAACATATCCTGCTCAGCCTTCTTCGTCACGTACGTACCCGAAGAGAGGTACTCAGTGATCTGGAAGGTAAACTGACCAGTGTCGAGAGGACGGTACTTAACCGCTTCGTCTTCAGCGTAGTCATCAACGTACGCCTGACCAATCGACGGGATCTTAAACGTATCGCCATCAGGGAACTCCTGAAGCCAGCGAACGTATGTCTGAGCCATAAGCTCATCACGCAGAATCTCCTTAAGCTCACGCGACCAAACTTCAGCGCGAGTAAGGAGAGAAACATTACCAGTTGTCATACCCGACATATCTGATTCTCCTTTATATTATGTTAAGAGTTGTAGAAACGATCCCCAAGTCTTTCTCGATCCTGAAGCATACTGTTCTGGATCTTAGGGGAATAGTACAAACTCCGGTTCTCCTTACGCATCTTCTGATAGTATTCGAAGGTACGGTCCTGAGAATAAGAGTTGAAGTTCTCACTACGAATTGTTGACTGGGTAGTAACACCAGTGGAAGTACTAGTCTTCTCACCCATCTTCTTAACTCCAATCAACTGAAAGAATGCTGTAGGGGATTCGGCTGCAATTTCCTTAAGCCTGTCGAGAGACATATTAAGCTCCAGACTCTTAGCCTTTAGGACATCCGCAGTCTTATCACCGTACTGCTTCTGCATCTCTTCCCCAACTACGGAGATATTCTGAGAGGCAGTCTTACTCTTTTCCTTCGCAGTAATCACTTTTTCTACAAGGGCTTCAAAGTCACTCGCGCTCTGAGTGGTGTTCTCAGTATTAGAGGAACTGGTTGTTACCGGAGTAGGCTGTTCTGCACCAGCTTCAGAACCCTTGCTCATCTGTTCAAGGAGACTCTTAGCGTAATCTTGCTTTGAGAGTTCTGCCCGAAGTTCGTCAAGCGTCTTAGTGATTTCACCAATGTGCCTATCGGCTTCAAGCTTACCTCTAGCAAGGGCTTCGATATCCCTAAACTTCTTGCCATCTCCTACCAAATGATCTACAAAAGACTCTTTTGTCTGGGTCTGTTGCGTTTCATTTGTCGTACTATCCGTGGTCGCGGAACTAAAAATGTCGCTCATTATTATTTTACCTCTTGGTCTAGGTGTAAGATATTAATAATTTCTGTTAAAGCCCTGTTGTAACCATTGCGGTCTGCTTGCTTATAAGCCCAACTAGGACTATCGTAATCATTAGCGATTACAATCTCTTTAATCTTGCTGTTGACAATCTGCTCAAGTTTATCTAGGACATTCTTAGCAGACTTGACTTCCTTCTTAAAACCTTCCTGTTCGTCTTTAGGAAGGTCCATAAACCAGATAGTCTTCATTAAATTCCTTCATCCATAGCGATTGCATTCTCTTCGTCAGCGATAAGCTGGACTTCCTGTGCAACCTTCTGTGTTTCATAATTCTCATAGATAGAGATGTTAGAAGCAAAGAGACTCTTTTCACCAAGCTCCTCAGCCATGATCCTAGCGAACTCCTTGCCGCTAAGATGGGCAGCAACAGAGGGATCAGAAGCCTTAAGCTGCCAAAGCTGAGAAAGGTTCTGTACTCTCTGCGCTCTCTCAGCAAAGTGCCTAGCACCCATCGGAATGATCTTACCGTTTGCTGTGATATCTTCCTTAGTAATTGTCTGGAAGATAGAGACAGAAAGTTCATCATCCATGACACGGATAACATCAGAGGCATCCATGTTTCTTCTGCTTGCCTCAAGCATAGCATTCAGGATAGGCTCTACGAAGATACGCTCAAAGTGCTGGGTCTTATTTTGGAAGATACGCGAGGCTGCATTCTGGAGAGAACTAATCTCGAATGCTGTCTTCTCACCCGGAGTTCTGATACCCATAGCTTCTCTCGGCGCACCAGCAAGTTGCTCCATCTTGTTCTCAATGACAGCAATCTGGTTATCAGCATTCAGTGCAGTTGGATCAGGGGCAAGGTAACCGACATCCCCTTCATCTCCGAGATAGATTCTTGTTCCCGGCTGGAAGTCGAAGTCTTCAACGTCACCCTTAATCTTTAGGACAGGGAAAGCAATCTGATCGAAGACATCCGCACGGAGGTTCTCAAGGTGATCCATTCTGTACTGGAGACCGACAAGGTTGTCTAGCGGTCCCATAGCATACAAGTTATCAGGACGCTCTCTCCAGCCAACGTGGAAGATAGGAGACCTACCCAGCCAAGAAGGGTTAGGCTTATCAGAAAGAACGTAGGATCTATCGACAACCTTAATGATCCTGTTCTTAAGCAGGGTATCCGTAAGCTTATCGTAGATATCCCCGTAGAATGTCAGGATCTCAACATAGTCGGAGTTATAATACTCTCGGATAGAACCAAAGCCATCTACGACAAAGCCATCGTTCTTATGGAGATCTGAATCGGAGTAACCCTGAATGGCATTCCTTGTGCCAATCATTCTATCGAAGACCTTCTTCATATAGTCTTTATTGGGGTCTTCCTCAATCATCTTCCGGGCTTCACCCATCGAAAGAAGAGAGCGAATGATCTTTGGTGTAACCTTGAAATCAGAGGCAACAGGGTTGAAGACTAGATCATACGGTGAGATTCTGATTACTCTCGGACCAATGTACCCCGGAATAATCTCATTGTTCTCAAGCTCTGTATAGTTAGCTTCCCAGTCTACCGTAGCAAAACAATTACCGTAGTCGATGTAATCAAGGACCAGCTTGGACATAACTACTTCAAAGTCAGACTGCTGTACCTTATTCTCCATATAGGCTTGGATAGTCTCACGCTTGATCTTAGCGTTACTTGTCTTATCCGAAGCCATCCACTTCATCCACTTATTCTGTGGGAACAGCGTAGCCATATAGTTAGCGTGGAGGTTATCTCTAATCTGTGTCAGCTTAGGAACTGTCGTACTATTCTTCCAAGGGAGAGAGTTATTGCTAGTCGATCTTGTATCCGTAGCAAAGAGATAGTTCCTGAGTTCCTTCCACTCCTCAAGCTTGCCAACACGCTGCTGATTCCAAAGACGCCACTTATCAGAGATCTCCGTAGCGATGCTGTCGGGGCTGATAATCAGCTTCATATCGAGAGTTGTACCAACCATTAGTGAGAAACCCCGCCAAATCTTTCAGAATAAATTATGTTATTATTCGATGGTCTCTTGTGCATATTAGAAGACGGCCTAACAGCAATCTCAATACAGGAAGCAAGAGCATCTTTAATGTCATCGTGAGGTGGATTGTTACTAATCAACTCCTCTTCCAGAAGCTGACAGTTACCACCCTTGTAATGGTATATACTCAGGTTATCATACCTTGGTTCAAGGACAGCAGCCATTCGCTCTTCCTTAGAACCAGAGTGCCTCGTTGGTTTATGCTCTTCGATCTTAAGCATAAGCCCATGAGGACGAATATAACTATCCTTTAACTCTTGAACAATCGCAGCCTGAGCCGCTGTTACTTCCGCTCGAAGCTTCTTAAAGTCCCATCGATTAAGGAGTTCAAGAATGTGACTGAAGTACTCAGAAATCTTATCTGTCCTGAATCGGTCGATATCCAGAACATAAACATTATTCTCAAAGTCTACGCCAATAACAACAATTGCGGTATAGTCTGCCCTTCGTCTAAGGCTGTACGCAAAGTCTACTGCCGCAAAAACATTTAACTTACGATCCCTATAATACCATGAACCATGTGTGTTTGTCAAGTGTTCTTTTTGATAGTACTGGAATTTATCGTAATCAATCGGTCGGTTATCAGGATCGTTAGGGTCGTTATAATACTGGGATCTAAACTGGGTCTTATCTAAATACTGCGCCCTCTTCTTGGCTAGGATCTGGATATCAAAGCCAAATGCCTTACCATCGTGTCGTATCTGACGGGGCCAGAGGAACTCACCAGTACCATCACCAGCATTCTCGACAGCCCTTTCGAAGGTTTCATAGATAGGTTCTGCTCCTATGATTTCTGCGGAACTATTGTAGATGTCCTCCTCCATACTGAGGAGTTCTGAGTATAGATCCTTGGGGTGGTACCGGGTACCCACCACCCATTCTCTAGCGTTAGCGCCCTCAATAGAAGACAAAAGAGAATACTGTGACTTAACTTTGTCTCTACCTTCTTGGGTATACGCATTTTCGTAGACTACAACGTCATCAAGGACAGCAATATCGCAGTGCAAACCAGTAAGCGAAGTCGTTAGACCTCCTGTAAAGATGCTGGGATCACGAACTGACTCAGCTTTTCTCTTAGGATGGTCAAGACTGATCTCAGTCATAGTCCACTTCTCTCTTTTACCTTCGTCATAGTGGACATAATCAGGCCAGTACCTACGGTGGATGTCCGAAGTAAAGATAGACTTAATAAAAGATAGCTGCTTCTGGGCTAGATTAGATGTAGCTGAGATATATAGCACTCTCAAAGTAGGATCTCTCGTTAATTCCCAAGCCACACGGTAGGCTACTAGGGCAGACTTACCATGATCTCTAGGAAGAAGAGTAAGCTGGTGTGTCTTAGCATCCTCACGGTTCCACCAACGGCAGAGTTCTTCATGAACGGAGCCTAGCACACGCTGGGGAGCAACAAGTCTAATAAAAGTAATTAGATCCTGTTCAGCAGCCTCTCTAATGTCATCAAGGTTAGCCATGCTACTGTAGCTTCAAGCCAATTCTTTCAGCGTCATCCTTGAAA